TCTTCGTAATCTTATGAAAAATTATTTTCATTTAATATAATTGCGTATTTAATTTATTATAGTTTTCTTTTTCTAGATAAATGAACCGCTACAACGTGAATGTCTTAGCCGAGGCTAAAAAAGAATATACTGCTCAGTTAGTAAATACGATAACTCCAGAAGTTTATGTAGGTATAAAATCGATGTACACCGCCGCGTCAGAGTTTTGTAAGCGAACAAACGAAAAAAACGTGCTTATTAAATTCCAAACATTATTGGCTAAAACTCCTGGTTGGAATCAAGAAAAAATTGAAAATGAATTTGGAAGAATTGAAAGATCTACAAATTGTGATTATTTACCAGATCTTTTGACCGCTATCTTTGTAAGTCATACTAAAGTATTGGCATCTTTAAAGATGAAAAAAAATACTCAATCTTTTGAACTAGATGTTCCTAATGGACCACATTTTATTCATAAAGTGTATATTGAATGTGCTCGTAAGTTTTGGAAATATCCATATCTACTTCATTCCGAATTTTCTAATCTTGATCTCCAACGTAATTTATTACAGGCTGAAAACTTTATTAAAGAATGTGTCGAAGAAACCATTAGAAAATTACTACCAGTAAGATACGTATTAAAAGAATGTTTAGGAGAAGATTTTAATGATGATGATGATGTAGAAGAAGATATAAAATCATCTATTAGTCATAATACAAAAGACAATATTAGAAAATTGGTCAAATTTGAAATAGAACAAACATTATCTAGACAATCAAATTCAGATGACAAATTCTCTAAAGTCGAAATAAAAGGTGATAATGAACAGGTTAGTTCAGAAATTGAGAATCTAATTGTAAATTCAAATAACTCATCCGAAAACGATGAAAAAGAGTTGGAAGGTGGAGCTACTGGTATTCCAGATAAAATTGAGAATTCAGAAGACCTTGTTAAAGATACTCAAATAATGTTAGATAGAACAGATGAGGAGCAAATATTGGATGTAACAAATGGGATTATAAAACAAATTTCAATGGAATCTTTAGAAAATAAAGATATTCCTGAAGTAAATGAACAGCAAAATGGTAAACAAGGAGAACAAGAAAAAGATGAACAAGATGAAGATATCGAAGATAGTGATGTCAATAACGAAATGGAAACTGTAAATACTAATGATACATCAATGCTATTAGAAGATAAAGAAACTCTCAATAATGACAACGTTGATGAAGATTCAAATAAAGTTTCTATTGAAAAGGTTAGTGATAAATTGGATAATAATCAATTAAAAGCTAAAACAGATATTAAAGAAGTCATTATCAAACTTGAAGAAACTAAATTAGATGAAGATACTAATACATCATTAGAAAAATCTATTCCTAAAATGGTAAATACTGCCCCTGTATCTAAAGTAGAAAATGAAATCAAAAACATTGATTTGATAATATCAGAAAAAATCGAACAATCGCAAACGAAAAAAAAAGTAATGCCTTCAGGCAATAAAAAACTATTAAATAAAGAAACTACCGATATTCCTAAAAAAAATGATAATTCTAAATCTTTAGAAAAAACTGAAACAGTATCACTAAGTAAATTACAATCATTAGAAGATATTAGAAATGAAATAAATAATGATATAATTGAAAATAGTAATGACGCAGAAACAGAGTCAAATGATGAAGATGGATTTAGTTTTTTTGACGATGCCGCTAATTTTTAAATTTAAATAAAATTAATTTCCATAAATATTTTGTTTAAATTATTTATATAATGGATATGATGAATATTATGATTATAGGAATAGTTTCAACTATTCTGTCAATAATTGCTTTTATACTAAACGCTAAAGTTAGAGGAGAAGAAATAGATACTTCTACTATGCTAAAAATGGGTGGTCTAGGTTTTATCCTGGGTGTATCTAATATTTTAATACTATCTCAAGTATCCGGCGATACCTTTACATCCGCAACAATGACCCCAGATTTTTTAACAGGTAATCCAGATTTTTAGATTAAATAATAATTATACATATATTTATTATTTAATAAGTTTTCTTAACACTAATTAATACACCTTTTTTTTTCCTTTTTGAATCAAGGTCATATTCCTCCTCGTCGTCACTATCTGGTGAATAATTTTCTTCATGATATTTCCAAAACATAGGATGACAAATTTTAAAGTCGGCATGTGTATCTGCTTTATACCAAAAAACTTGATCACTTAGATTATTACTTTTAGCATTATTATTTATAACTAGACATTCATAATTTTCAGTACATTGGTCCATGACTTGGTTAAATACTTCTAAACTAGGAAACATCCCAGCATATTGTTCATATAAGCGTTTTCTATTAGAATTTATGTTTTCTCTAAGTATGAATACATAATCAATATTTGTTCTTAAATTAGGTGGTATACCCAAAGCATACTGCATAGTGATAATAAACATTGATTTATAATGTCTTCCATTCATAAATAGAGCTCGTATATCTTTATTTTTAACCCAACTGTTATCATATAAACAATCATCTAATATAAAAAACGCACGCGGATCAATATTAGATTCTTTACCAGAAGCTTTATGCTTGTTCATCTCTTTAACAACTTTCTTTTGTCGTTTAATATAGTTGTTACATATGGTTTCATTCCATTCGCCATGAATAAATAAACCAGGCATTAATTTAGAGTAAAATGAATTAGCTCCTTCTGTCCCACTTATTACAGTTCCTACAGGAATATCTTGGTGGTAATAAAGCATATCTCTTACAAGAAATGATTTACCGGTTTCTCTTTTTCCTATAAAAACAACAACCTTATCATCAGGAATACTATTCATATCGAATTTTTTTAGTTCTAGTTTTGCCATATTATTATTTAAGAAGATATCTTTATATTCTATTTACCGCAAAATTTTATTAAAATTACTGTAATATTATCCTTTGAACCATTATTAATTGCCATTTTTATTAAGTCTGCTATAATAATATCGCATGATTTAGTCCTGATATGAAGTTTCATGTATATTAACATTTTCTTAGTATTGATAAAATCCCAAAATCCATCACTTGCCAATATCGCAAAATCAAAATCTTTATTATATGTTTTAAAGTCTGGCAAAACAGAAACAGCACTTTTTATACCAGTATATTTGTCATCTATAATTTTATAACTAAAATCTCCGAAACTTCTACTTAATGATAAACGTCCATTAATCCTAAAATCTTTTCCTACTTTGATAATTTTATGACCACTTCCTAATATTCTAGTTATTTCTATTCTATTATTAGGACGATGAACATCTCCTATATAAGATGTATTATATTTACTAATTAAATAATTAGAATCTCCTAAATTTATCCCATAAATATTTTCTTCATCGAAAATCAGTATTGAACAAGTTGTTCCCTCTCTTTTAGGTTTATCTTTATAAAAATCTTTGTAAAAATATTCATCAATCTTTATAAATAGTTTCTCAATATCATGTTGATTGTTTAGTTTATTTTTTTCAAAAAATTTACTTATAATCATATTACAAATCCTTTTTGATAGATAATTACCACCATGACCATCACATAGAATAAAAATTGTAGTATTATTCATATTCTCAATTGCTATATTATCTTGATTTTCATTCCTCATCCCTAGGTAAGTTCCTGATGAAATCTCCAAGTTATTATAACAATGTGTCCTACTTATTATATTAGTAGATAACTTTCGGGTATTAGTAATATCCATGTATTTAATCATTATATTTTATTTAATAAGTTTAAAAAATAAATTTAAAAGATGCTATTTTGATAAATGAATACAAGTGATATAATCAAGAAATTGGGCACTGCCAATGTATCAGATTTTATGTACAACTCTATGGGCAATTCGATTAGAAAATACTATAATTTTAATGGAGATATTAACTGGTATAACCCTAATATAGACTATTTTACTAAATATCATCATAACACTAAAAGACTTAATAATCGCTACAATATTGTCAGATTATATAAACGCAAGAATCGTATCAAGACAATAGGATATGTTTACAAAGGACTCATTAAACATAAGAATAAAACTTTCTTTGATGATGTATTTGTCAAGGAATTACCAATTATTAACTCAAACTTATATCCTATTGTTAAGATGAGAATACCATTTTCAATATCTCCAATAAATTCTAAATATAATAGTTGTGTATATGATAAATCTTCGTCAGTAAATGTAGAAATTTTCGTATCATATTTAGTATCTAAACTTAATGAACTAAAATTATCACCTAGTTTTCTCAAATTTTATGGATGTTCTCAAATTACTCTAAACAAATATACATATTCGATTGGTGACGAACCAGATTTGCAATCGATGAGCGAAGATAATAATAGCGCATCTATGTTTTATACAGACGATGATGTATATTTAGAAGTATTTGATATGCCTACTTATCTTCTTAGTGTAGAAAAAGCCGATTTAGATATTGATACTATAAAAACATTACCTGAATTAAATAGTAATTTCATTCTTTCGATAACTTTTCAATTATTTACAGCAATAATTACTATGTATAATATGTTTGGAATAAAACATAACGATCTTCATCTTGGTAATATTATGTTTTCTAAAACAAGTAAGAAATTCATATACTATAAAGTTGATGAAAACTACTACCGTGTTCCCACATATGGTTATGAAGTTAAAATCATTGACTGGGGAAGAGCCACTTATCAATTTTATGGATTTCAAGGAAAAAACTCAATATTTGATATAGATGGTGAATGTTTTGGCCAATATAGATATAATAAATTAGGCAGTTCTAAATCATCTGTTGAGCTTGATTTTAATAAATACAGTGATATTGTTATGTTATCTCATAGTTTATTATTTGACTTTAATCAATTTAGAAATAATCGCGTAGGAAAGTTTCTTAAAAATATTATTGTCAGTACTGATGGACATATATTGAACTATAATAAATTCAATTGGAGTATTTATAAAGAGATGGGTAATAAAAAATATAACATACGACCTAGAAATATTATAAAAAATAAAATATTTTCGAGTTTCATAATGAAGAAAGACGAACATATATCAGATGGACCAGTTTACAAAGTTGTATTAGATAAAAGTGTTTAATTGTTATAATAATTATCTATAAAATTATTCTTTCTATTAGCACCAGAAATATCGATATCACTTAATGGATATTTCTGCCATGTGCTTGATTTATCAAACATATCACTATATAAATTTTTAAGATTGTTTTCAGATAATTGTTCTTCATAAAACTGTCTAGGAATATATCTATACTCTATTTTTCGTGTAGGGCAATTCTGCTTTATTTCGTAATATCCCATAACTAAACATAATAAACCTAATATAAGTAATAATATAGCTATTGACTTCATTTAATTTATAATAATATTTTTATTATACTTTAAATATTAAATTAATATCCCTATTAAACATCTGTTTATTGGGCTTCTTTTTGTTTCATCCAAGGGTCTTGTTCTTCAAAATCATTTTTGATATCTTGACTTACTTGATTTACTACTTCTTCGACTGAATTAACAGCAGTCTCAAGTTCTTCCACTGAAGAAGCTGCGTTGGCTTCTTTTTGTTCTTTAGCTTTCAAAGCTGCTTGTTCTTTAACATAATCGATATTTTCTTGGAAATGAGTATCCTTTTTAGATTGGTTCTCTCTGTATTTTTGGACAAGATTATTGAGTTCTCCTTCAGCGTATTCTTGGTTATCAACCTTATGAGGATTAGGGTCCCATGGTAGCCAAAATCCAACTTGTCCCACATAGACATTAAAGTTAGGATCTCTTTTTTGAAGCACTTTAGCTCTAACTTGAGCTTCTCTTAGAGTATCGTAGGTACCTCTAACTTTAACCCCTCGTACTGTTGTTCTAAAATCATTATCTTGATAAAATTCTTTTTCAAGCTTTTCGGAATTTACGTACATGAAATCTTTGAATTCGTCTTCGATCTTATCTTGGTCTAATTCATATTTTTTAGCTACTGTTTTTAGGTATTTGTGAACCATAAATAATTCCTTCTTTTTCAAAACTTCCTCTGGGGAAACAAATGAGATACAAGTATAGTTTTGTCCTGGAATATTTTGGTCTACCTCTAGAAAATCTTCTGTTACTTCTGTGCTTTGTGCCATAATTATAATTTATTATATAATTAAAACTTTAAGTGGTTTATTTTAGAATATTACTTACAATTATTTATTTTTTTTCTCTTTTTAATATATATAAATGGACGCATTAAAAAACGAGATCAATGAATTACAAGCCGCTTTTGATTTACAAGAAGTTGTTAAAAGAGCCGTTAAATACTTAATTGAAGGTGGTGCCGTTGCCGTTGCCGCTTACTACATCCCTAAAAAGAAGATGAACATTGAAGAAATTGTCATGATTGCCATCACTGCTGCTGCCACTTTCGCTCTTCTTGATATGTATGCTCCTTCCATTGGACATGCTGCCAGACAAGGTACCGGTTTTGGTATTGGTGCTAATCTTTCTGGTTTCCCTAGAATGGCCTAAATTTAATAACTATATATCTAAAGTTAATATTTTAGATAAATATTCCAATTCTACTTAAATATTATAGAAATTTCATACTATGTAAAAAAAAGATATCTCAGAAAATTAATTCTCAAATAGTTTTACAAAATTAAAAAAAATCCCCCCCCCTCAATAAATTAATAAGATTATTAATGATGACAAAAAACCTCCTAAATTAATAAATCATTTATTAAAAAATACACTGATAATATGATTAGGAGAATTAAAATTAATAAACACCTTATTAATTTATTAATTTATTTATTAATTTTATTTATTAATTTATTAATATTTAAAGGTATTTATTAATAAATTATTAAATGAATTCCAAATGGATTTGTCCCAGATGTGGTGTTTCAAGTTCAACAAAGCAGAACTTAAAGAATCATTTACGTAAGAAGAAGGTATGCGATCCTATTATTGCTGACATCGATAGAGAGAGTTATATTTTGGAGGAACTTTATGGTAGTAAAAAAGAAATTAATAAGGACGTGTCATCATTCGTGTCATCATTTAATAAATCTGACTGTCATCATTTGTCATCATCTGTCATCAATTCGTCATCATTTGATGAAAAACTTATTAATTTGTCATCATTTATTAAAAATGATATAGAAACCAAAAAAGATATGGAATTTGAATGTATTTACTGTAATAAACCATTATCATCCAGACAATCAAAATGGAGACATGAACAGTTTTGTGGCAATCATTCCTCTAATAATGAAAATAGTGACAATATGGTTATGAAATTAAAAATGAAACTTGAAGCCAAAGATACGATTATAGATGAACTAAAAGGACAAATAGATGTTTTATTAAAAAATCAGGGTAGTAATAATGTTCATAATACTACACAATATAATATAGATGTTAAAATAAATTCATTTGGAAAAGAAAATACTAGTTATATCACTAAGGAATATATTAATGATTTAATTAGAAATGGACCTATAAATACAATACCTAAATTATTAGAACATATTCATTTTAATCCGGATCATAGTGAAAATCATAATATCAAAATACCTAATAAAAAACAGAATTACGCACAGGTATTTAATGGAGATACTTGGGTATATAAAGATAAAAATGAAACAATAATAGACATGAGTGACAGGGCGTATGGAATACTAAATGAACATTATCATAACGGTTCGAATACATATATGGATAAATTTAAGTCACTTTATGATAATGACGATAAAAAAATGCTTAGGCGGCTATCCAGAGATACCGAATTAATGATAATTAATAACCAAGCTACCTAACATAGCAAGTATGATACATATGATGTGATTTTGATTTTATAAAATTATATGGTTTAGGAAGATAATATCTTCTTGAACTATACCATGAATTATTTATATCATCAGCACCATTTAATTTAATATCGTATTTATTGATAAGACTTTTAATTTCTGAATTAGAATAAGAATACAGCTCATTTTTATGATATGGTTCACATTTATAATCTAATATTGATTTTAAATTATTAATCAATCTAATGCGGCGGCTATGATCAAAATACTTATGATTAGACATTTTTGTATATAATATAACTTTCTTAAGAAATATTATATCAAATTTTATATTAATATTATATATAGAATGAATAGTAATTTTATTATTAATCCAGATACAGGTAGGAATGTAAAAATAAACGGAAATGTCGGTGAAAAAGTTTTAAATAAATACTATGAAGATGGAGGTATTATACAATTCAAAAACTATAAAGAAGAATTAGGTAATGGAGACGATCGATATGTTACATTAGGATGTAGATATTCAGGTAATCCAAATTGTCATTATGAATCTTGGGCTCAAACTCTCATAAAACCTCTTCTTAAATTAGAACCTGATACCAATAATCCATCCATGGTAGATGATCATGTAACCTCCACTATAGGTAGTGGCTATAGTATAGGGACTGTAGCCGCAACACTTGAAATAACGAATAAAGGTATAGATCAGTTACCAGCTGATTTGAGAGAAGGATTGTTTGCACAGTCAGGTACTTATCCCACATGTGTAAGATTTTCAGAAGCTCCTGTAGGTAAAGAATATCATTTAGCAAGAATTGCTGCTAAAGTTGATTTATCATCTGTAGGTAAAGGCGAGATGGATTTTACAACAGTAGAATCGACCAAAGTCTTTCCTCTAGGACATAACGGGTTATTATCGATGTATCATAAGTTGACAGATGTTGGAAATGCCGAGTCTAAGTTAAGTTCCGCATATTCTTTATTAGGAACAGTTGCTCGTGGTCTAACCAGTGCATCCAGTATACCGTCTATGATGTCTGCTAATACACCAGACTTGAAAACAAAAGCCCATGGTTTATTATCATATAATGCTGGTGGAAAAGACTATTATTCACATGTCCCTTTTGCTATTGATGGGAAAAAAAGTTCCGCCGTATTTAAGTTTAGATTTGCCGCTGTAAATAAACATAAATTTTTCAACTCTAAAAATAAAAAGAAAGTTAATAGAATACTAGCATCCAAAAAAACTCAAGCGGAAAAAGATGCTGCTATAATGAAAATGTGCAGAGATACTGGTAAAGAGGTTCTTGCCAGAAATTTTAGAAAAGATACTAAAACAAAAGATATGGAATGGGAACTTCAAATTCAATTATCTGAACATCCTGACAGAGATCCTATTAACGATGCTACCTTATTGTGGAACTCAGAGTTTTATACTGTAGGTAAACTTAGAATTCCTCATCAAGATATAAATGAAGAAGGTCTATCTAATCTTGTTCCAATTGAAAATAGTAAAAGATTATTATTTTATCCAGGTAAAGTCCATAGACCAGTAGGAGATGTAGCATGTTATAGAGCTTATGTATATCCTAAATACAATAAAGTAAGACAGCAACATCTATTAGGAATATCCAATGGTAAAGCACAAAAATGTCCTTTTATGGATATGATGAATAATATGCATAATAAATAAATTCAAGAATAATTGTATTATTCTTAGATTTGTCTAAACTGTAGGTATGAATTGCCATCTAAGTTCTCTACATATCTTTCTCCATACTTCATCATGTTCTTGTAGTTTTTCACGTGATTTTAATAATCTACAATATGGTAAATACTCATCTTTTTCCAATAATTGAAAAAACTTATAAAATATGTATGGATAAGAGAAAAAATTGGCTCTTTCTGGTGGACAAAACTTCATCCATGGACCTTGAACTTCTTTGAACATGTTTCTCAATGTTTCTTCGAGTTCGCTATCAATTGTTGGAGCTGGTTTCCCTGTTAATCTATTTGTAATATAATGACAATGTTCATAATATTTAGTTAGCTCGAGTTTTTTTAATATTTCCCTGATTTTTTGAGGTGATACAGTTTTTATGTTAATATAGGTCTCCTTTTTGAGTTCATCTACAATCTTTTCGAAAATCTCGTTGTTTATATCTGTAGATTCTTTTGCTTGAAACTGTGATAGGAATTCATTTGCGTGGTTAATCTTTTTATAAGCAAAATATGTGATTTCTCTTGGTGGTTCTTTATAGGATGGCGTATCACTATCTATTAATATTTTCTCCTCAACGCCACATTCTGGACAAATTAAAACACCATGAGTTGAATCGAATATTCTTGGTTCATTACACTTATTACACATATCAATCTCTTCGGATGATAAATGATTGATAGTTTTAACGTAATTTTTATCAACAATAGACATATAGGTGTCCATTATTTGTTTTTTGTTTTTAAAAATTGTTTTTACGTCGTTATTTTTAGGTTTAGTAGGAGAAACTTTTTTAACTGGTTCTTCAACTTTCTTACTCTTAGAGAAAAAGTCTAAAACGGTTTTTTTAGATGTACTTTTATTTGATTTTGATTTTCTGGCTTGAGATTCTACATATGTGTTATTTTCATCAAAATAATGATATAACATAAGGGAAGTACTTAATAAATAGTCATTTTTTTCCTGACTATTTTTAAGATATATTATAGAATCTTGCATTTCTTTTATTTCTTCTGTAATATTCAATTTTTCTTCTAAATCTGTTTCAGATAATTCAGAATTAGGAATATTATCAAACTTTGATAAATTTTTAGTAAGAGATTTTATTTTTTTCTCTATATTAGGAATTTCTTTTTCTTTACTATTTAGATTGTTTATTACTTCACTATGCTTATGATCTAGCGTAGTTTTATTTTGTCTCTTTCGATTTTTCTTTCCTACTTTTTTTTTCTTCTCTTTAAAGTGAACCATATTAATAATATACTAAAATTAGCTTTAATTTATTTATTTTTGTTCGTTTTATAATTATATTTAGATTGTTAATAAATTACAAATGAACTGCGACAGGAATACTACGCAAAGTATTACCAATTTAGGTTTGGATATTAATTCAATGTATAAAATGTTATTTATTTATAATGCTATAAATGAGGGATGGACTGTTAAAAAACTGCCAAATGATAAATATGAATTTAAGAATAATAATAAAGAAATTAAAAAAGAGTTTTTTTTAGAAAACTTTTTGGATAAATTCATTGATAAGAATTTAACTATTGATAATATAATCAACTCAGAAAATACAGATAATGATTCTTAATTAATGTTTAGGTTTCCTTTTACATTGACGCGTAAAATTTAAATAATTTTCTTTTAATATATATATAATACTATGGGTGGTGGTTTAATGCAATTAGTCGCTTATGGCGCTCAAGATATTTATCTTACGGGTAATCCCCAAATAACATTTTTTAAGGTTGTATACAGAAGACATACCAATTTTTCTGTAGAATCAATCGAACAAACATTTAATGGTACTGCTGGCTTTGGAAAAAAAGTGTCAGCTACCATCGCAAGAAACGGAGATCTTGTTCATCGTGTTCTCCTAGAAGTTACTTTACCAGAGGTCTCTCACGGTGCGGACCACGGTTTCTTCGACCATCTTGGTGAAAGATTATTAAAATACATCGACGTTGAAATAGGAGGACAACGTATTGATAGACATTATGGTGAATGGTTACATATATGGAATCAACTTACTCTTCCAGAATCTCAAAAAGCTGGTTATTTAAAAATGATCGGACATACTCCTAAAAATATTAATCCAGGATCGGGGAAACCTATTCCAGAACAAATATTATATATACCTCTTCAGTTTTGGTTTTGTAGAAATCCTGGATTAGCACTCCCACTTATTGCTCTTCAATACCACGAGGTTAAAATTAATATTGAATTTGAAGATTTCAATAATGTTTATTTTGATACTTTTACCACAGCTGGTTATAGTAATAATAATAATGTTACAAAAATTACAAGTGCTTCATTATGGGTTGATTACATATATTTAGATACTGATGAAAGAAGAAGGTTTGCTCAATTATCACATGAATATCTTATAGAGCAATTACAATATCCAGGAGAAGAGACAATTACAACGAAATCAAATAAGATTAAATTAGCCTTTAATCATCCAGTAAAAGAACTGGTATGGGTTGTTCAAAATTCTACTCTAAAGTCAGAGTTTAAACAAATGTTTAATTATACTGATAATTTTGACATGACACCAATTGCTTCAAGTTATGCTAGTGGTAATATTATGCAAGAACTTATAGCTCAATCTATGGTAGATAGTTCAAGTGTTGCCATTGCTTATAGAACTGATTATAAAGATACAGGAAAAAATAATGTAGAGAAAGCTAAACTTCAACTTAATGGTCAAGATAGATTTGCAGAAAGAGAAGGAACATATTTTAATCTTGTAGTTCCCCATTATCATCATACATCTATTCCTAAAACAGGTATCAATGTCTATTCATTTGGACTTAAACCTGAAGAGCACCAACCTTCTGGAACATGTAATTTCTCAAGAATTGACAATGCTAATTTATTTTTAACAGTTCAGACTGATACTATAACAGGTGTTACAGCCGCCACTGCTACCTCAGGAGACCCTTATCCTTATATTAGTGACTTTTCGTCGAGCGGCACAAGTTCAGCAAAGGTAAGAGTTTACGCTGTAAATTATAATGTTTTAAGAATTATGAGTGGTATGGGTGGTTTAGCTTACTCTAATTAATTTCACTTAATATTAAGAAAAAAATATATAATATTCTATTTTTTTATTAATAGTGTAATATGTTCAACTTTATCAAGGAGACTTTTAGCCTTCTTATAAAGTTTAAGGTTTTCATTCCAAAAACCATAGTCATTAATTTCTAACTCTTCCTTTATGAATTTATTAATTATAAGATGAACTACTAACCGATTATAAAGTTCCATAAGACCTTTAGTTCCACTATATTTATTTTTTAGGAAACCATACATATGACTCTGCATAAATATTTTTTTGATATTACTTTTATAACACCTATTTCCAGATACAATAATAGCATTAATTATTTCACGCGCTATATCCGATACATCTGAAAATTCGTATTTATCCCTATCGATACAATTATCACATGAATTACCACATTGCTGGGTTTGATTGTCTCTTATTTCTCCTAAGTAATTAGATAACTGACAATGCCTACAGTCATAAATATTTTCACAAAACCCACACAAAGAGTTCAATTTGTCTAACTGATGTTGTATATATTTTTGGTTTTTCATATAACTAGGGTCACTCCTAATCATTTTTTCAGAAATAATTTTATCCTGATATGAGTAAAATAGGATACAATAGCATGGTTGGTCATCTCTACCACCTCTACCAATCTCTTGATAATAATTCTCCATTGAAGTCGGTAAGTTATTATGTATCACAAATCGAACATCCGATTTATCTATCCCCATTCCAAATGCCACAGTTGCTACTATTATATTAACTCTATTCGACTTCCAATCATTTTCAATCTGAGTGCGATTTTTATTAGTCATACCGGCATGATAATGTGCGCATGATATATCTGGATGTTTCCTATTTATATTTATAAATTCTGCTAATTGTTCGCATTTTTTTCTAGAGTTACAATATATAATACCTGTTTCACCTTTAAATTGTGAGCAGAATTCTAAGATTTGGGTTTGAGTAGTAGCTTTGTTTACTTTTTTGAAAATTTTTATTTTAAGGTTACTTCTAAAATATGATTTTGTATATTGCCTATACTTCTTAAACTTTAGATTATGAACGATGTCTTTTCTAACTTGTAATGTAGCAGTTGCTGTAAGTGCCATAACTGGTATTCCAGGAAAATTAGATTTAAGTTGAGAAAGTTTTCTATACGATGATCTGAAATCATTACCCCACATAGAGATACAATGTGCTTCATCAATGACAAATCGATTAAGTAAATTATTGGTTTTCATGTGCATAATACAATTTATGAATGATATATTTGTATCGATTGATTCAGGAGTAGTATATATTAGTTTAAAATCGGCATTATTCTGTAATATTTTCGAATAAATAATTGTTTTCTGTTTTTCAGTTGTGCCACTATATATACCAACCGCATTAATACCCTTTTTTTCTAAATTAGTAATTTGGTCTTTAATAAGTGACATTAGAGGAGCAACTATAATAGTGTAGCCATCTTGTATTAACCCAGGTAACTGATAACAAATACTTTTACCTGAGCCAGTTGGAAGTATAACAAGTTGGTCATAATCTTTTAAAGCGCCTTTAATAATTTTATGTTGAACTTCTCTAAAGGAAGTAAATCCAAAAAACTTTTGTAGGTCTTTCTCAAGAGACATGATATTATTAAGATTTTTAAATGAGTATAATAAGTATCAAATTTAAATAATTTAACTATTTATAATTTTTAACCAGCATTTAAAACAGTAGCGTTTTCTTAAAATAGCAAATAAATGGCGTGATTCTCTAGATTCTGAAGGTTTTATTTCAACTGGATTTTCACCACATTGAATACATGGTATTCTATGATATAATCTATAATATTCATTAGTAATTCCATTTGAAGTGTTCGAGGTGTATATAGTTTCATAGAAATTATCAATAGAATTATTCATTTGGAGTTAAGGTATATTAGTCTTTAAAAGCTTTTTAATTAAAATTGTATAATTTTAATAATATAGTTGTATTATTAAAATCAAATAATATTAATAATGGATACTAGATTTTGGGGACCCGATGGTTGGAAATTATTACATAGTATAGTTGAAAAATATCCTTCTAGGCCATCAAAAACAGATAAAGATACTTATAAGATATTCATGAATTCTCTTCAACATGTATTACCATGTATTTACTGTAGAAGATCATTAAATGAATATACTAGAAAGTTACCAGTGGATGACTATTTAGATAACAAGTCATCTTTAAAATTATGGATGTATAAAATTCATAATATGGTAAATGATAAACTTAGAAAACAAGGTTTAAATGATAAGAAAGACCCAAGTTTTAAAGAAGTAGATAACTATTATAGTAATTATGTAAAAGAGATAAACTCAGCAAATTGTATAAACATGCCCGGTTGGAATTTTATTTATTCTATTATTTTTAACTATCCTGTTAACAAGATAGATATTGAAACTGTTAGGTATGTAAATTATATACTATTTTTTACTTATCTTGGAAAGGTTTTACCTTTTAATAAAGTTAAGGACGAGTATATAAAAAAAATTCAGTTAATTGATTTTGGAAGTATATTATCTAAAAGAACAAACTTCAAAAAATGGTTTTTCAAATTTGAAAAACATATTAAATCTATAATTGATGGAAATTGCATGAAATATACGGATAGATGCGAATTAATTGAAACATATAGAGCAGGTTGTAACGGTAAAAATGATAAAAAACCGACGTGTCATAATGATAAAGCTAAAATATAATTTGTTTCATGATGTCAGGTGAATATTCTACATCTAAGAATTCTACGTTTCGTGATATTTTAGATAGTGATACAGTTTCTTCATATTTATTTGAATTGGGTTGTTTTTTTGCTATAAACCAACACCGGTGAAAAAATTCATCATTTGATTCTGTTTCTTCTTTGGTAATTTTAAATAGTTTGTTATTAAGATTTACAACGTGGAATACCATATTTAGATATACAAGTTAATACATTCTTAAATAAATAAAAATAATATATCAAAATTTTTATTTATTTTTCTTTAAGATGTTCTGCTTTATTCATTTTCCAGGCATCTTTTACAACAGCAGGGCCATCATATGGCATAGATAATTTAGAAATTCTGTTATAAGGATGAACTCTACCATGAACATTGTTACATGAATCATTTGTAGCAACTACAATATTACCATAGCCTCTAACATTAGACCATGTATGTGTCCAATTAGGTTTTTCCTTAATTTCATTATCTTGTATAACACGTTGGGGTGTTCCGTATGATTGACAATGGGTTGTTGAACTATTATCTATTTTGTTTAATTTTTCGGAAGATCTTTCTTCAGAAACCACTGCTCCATTTTGGATAACAACAGGTCCTTTGGAATGATCGCAGAACTGTTTGTTATTGTTACAAGGAAGCGTTCCTACACAATTTACTCTAAAACTATCAGGATATTGACTCATTTATATATATTTATATATTATTTTACTAGTCGAATTTAATAACTTTTGAAATAACTAACCAATATGTTATAATGCCCATGAGAATAAATGTCATAAATTTTATATAATTCCCCCCTAGAAAAGCGTTCTGAGATGGATTAGATAAAAACATAAATAAATTAACAACAATCAGAATAGTAGAGAATTTTACTATATCATTGTATAATTCTTTATACTCTGGATCTAAATTTTGTAAATCAAAAAGAGAATTCATATATGATATTTACAGAAAAAAAATATATTTATTAATCTAAATGAAACTATTTAAAGTGAGTTTAAATATTATTATTAATATATCAGATTTATACAAAATGAAACAATATATTACGTACATTTTGATTGGTTTAGCTGTTGCGGTAGTAATAGGTTTAGGTTTATATCTAAAGAAAAAGTTTGATTCATTGGAAGAAAGAGTTAGTGCAATGAATGCGGAATTATTCACTGTTAGAAATTATATGTCAAGTGAAAAACGTTTGGGAAACGAAGATATGTTTAGTGCTAATACTCAAAGAAATATAGCATTGGAAATAAATAATACAATACCATCTCAAACTGGAGCACCACAATATAATGAAAATACTAATAATGAAAATAGAGTTGATGAAAATATGAATGAACAAGTAAATGTCGATGACTTCCAAGAAACATCGCCTAATAATTCATATGATAGATTACACAATGAAGTAACAAATTTGAGGGAGGATATTAATAATATAGAGGATTTATTAGAAGATAGTTCTGGAGGATCAATGTCTCAAGAATCTGATGATATAGATGCTAATATGTATGAACAACAGTTACAAAATATTGAAACTACTGGAAATCATCCATTAGATGAGAGTCTTATAGAACAAGTTCAGCAAGTTAATGAAGTAGTTCAAATTGCTTCAAGGAATGATGATTATATTAAGAATAATAATTCTGAATTTGAAGATTTAGCAAATGTTGATTTAGAACATAATTCTGAATTCGATGAACTCTTAGATGACGTCAGTAATACTGATGATAATACGAATGAGGCATTATTAGGAGAAGAATCAGATAATGAATCAGAAGAAGAAGATGAAAACGACGATGAAAACGACGATGATAATTTAGATGGAGTTGAAATTGATAGTAATTTAAAAATGGAACTCGATGTTGATGTAATTACAAACAGCTTCTCTAAGACTGAGTTAATAAATCTTTGTATAGAAAATAATGTAAGTAAAAGTGGAAATAAAACTGTTCTTGTTGAAAGATTGTTAGAAGCAGGTGTCGATTTGACAAGTGATAATAGTGAATTACAAACAATTAATTCATCTTAATTAAATTAGTTATTCTATAAAAAATATTTCTTAATAATATATAAAATGGATTGCCATAAAACTAGTAATAATAAATATTTCAACTGTCCTCCTAGAATGGATGATGGTAGACATTTCACCGACTACAGACCCAGCTGCCATGTAAATAATTTAGTTAGAGCTAATAATGCTGTATTAAATTCACATGAGTATAGAATGTTTTTAACACATAATGCTAATAAAATTATGAATTTAAACAGAACCTACACTACTCAAAAAAATGGATGCGGTCCATGCATGAAGCCTTATAATCAAGGCACTATGCTTCAAGAACAATCTGTTCAAGTATGTAACAATAATTCATGTAATAATGATTTTGTTAATGCTGAAGGATTAGGTATGGGAAGAAAATACGATGGAGATTCTCAAAAATGCGGAGACTGGCCTAAAGAATTGCCTGTAAATCAACACTCAAATTGCTGTGCTGATACAAATAGTTTATTTAACTATTACAATCAGATGGATTCTAAGGCACAAGGAGAACTTGTTGTTAGAGACTCAGTCCCTGCTGGAGGAAAATTAATGTCTGGTGGAGATCCTGCTGCTTATAATCTTTAAATTAGATATTATTAAACTGATATTTTCAATTTAATCTTATTTTTTAATTATTCATATTTCCAAGTGGTTATTTCATAAAATATACAACTTATCTTAGTATGATTTAATTTATTGTTTGTAGAAAAAAATAATTTATAATAATATAATAATACTATGTGTGATAACTGGAAAACAAATATTGGAAGTAAATACACTTGTGAAGGTGTTGTATTAGATAGTGGAGATGGTGAATTTGTAGTAAGAGGTTCAGTGAATTCAATTCTTACAAATCCTACTGTAATTTTTTGGGCACCTAACCCTCCAACATATACCCAATCCTATACAGGTTCAGGATTACCATTTCCTAATGCTGATATTGCGTATGAGAATACTCCTAATAGAGGAGCAGTATTAGCAGAAGGTGGTCAATTTGAATTTAGAGTTAGATACCCTAACTCTTATTACATGGGATTAGGTTCCGTTCTTGTCGAACCTTCCGTTCATATTAAAGTATGTGAAAATGGTAAATCAGGAGAAGTAGAAACTATCAAATTAGGAAATGGTATTCCATTTAGAAGTTTAACTTACCCACCTGTTCAATCTGGAACAGCACCTAGAAAAAATCCTATGTTCTATGCTGGTAGAGATAAATTACCAATGAGAACCCAAGAACAAATTCTTAGAGATTCTGGGTTTCCTGAAGAAAATGTTATGCCTAAAAACTTTTGGGGTAAAGCAGTTCCTCACGAATAAATAGTTATAAAAAATTAATATATATATTAATGGATAGTATATATATAAATTGTCCCCACTGTAAGCAGTTAATAGAAGTTTTAAAAAGTCAATTTAACTGCAAGATATTTAGACATGGTGTTTTTAAAGATACTTACACACAAATAGACCCTCATCTCTCAAAGGTCATGTGTGATAAATTAGTTGCGGAAGATAAAATACTAGGTTGTGGTAAGCCTTTTCGATTAGTAATCAATGGAAATAATTACACTACAGAAATTTGCGAATATATATAAAAATTTGACTGAAATGATTTTAAATTCATGATAGTAAAATTGTAAAATGCCATTGATTTTTGATACAGTGCATGGTAATATTGAATTTGATAAACAGGACTTAATATTTTTAGATAATAGATGGTTAAAAAGATTGAAAAGAGTTAAACAACTTGGGTTGTTAGATCATGTTTTCCCATCAGGAAGTCATAGTAGATTTGAACACGTGGTTGGAGTATATCATCTCGCAAATACATATACCAATCAATTAGAAAAGAACAGTTCAAAAGCTCTCTTTACGGATAAGGAAAGACGCTGTATTAAATTAGCAGCATTATTTCACGATTTAGGACATGGTCCATATTCTCACGTATTTGATCATTTTCTAGAAAATTTTAATACAGAAGGTCTTATTCATAGTCACGAAGAACGTTCTCAATTAATAGTTGAAAAGATTTTTAAAGAAACTCAGCCATCTGGATTTACTGGATATGATATTGATATGATTAAAAATATGATAGAGCCCCCAGAACAAATGATAGTAGAAGAAAATGGAATGAAAACATATAATTGTGAAAAGCCCTATATTTACGAATTAGTCAATAATAAACTCAATGGGATTGATATTGATAGATTTGATTATTTACAAAGAGATGCTAAACATATAGGTGTTGATTATGCTTTTAATCCAGAGAGAATATTCTATAAAAGCTTTGTGAAAGATAAAAGAATTCTATATGATGTATCCCTTAAAAACAATATATTTGATATGTTTTACACAAGATATAGATTTCATAAGGATATATACAATCATAAAACTGTTAAGATGATTGAACTTATGATTTCAGACGCATTAATCGCAGTAAATAATTGTAATAATTGTCCAAAAGAAGACAGATTTGTTGATTTATGCACAATAGATAATGGTTCCATTAAAGATGACTATTTATATCTTGATGATAGTTTATATACAAAATTTTTATCAAACGATATTGAGTGTGAAAGCAGACAAAAATCATGTGATTTGATTAAACGGATTGAAAATAGAGAATTATATAAGTTGAAATATTATGGTAAATATACGCCTGATTTAATGGATAAATATACTGATTGTCATATGGTAAATGTTAAATTTACTCTAAGTAGTCTTAAAAATAATATATTAGAAAATACACTGTTTCATAATAAATTTACGGATAAAATTGAGTTTGGAGAAATAGATAATAGATTAATTCCTAGTAATACTGAAGAAGAAATAACTATGGTTTATGATACAAAAATATAACTACTTAAATATTAAATAGTTTTATTTTATAAATGAAGATTTTATCTTTTGATGTTGGTATCAAGAATTTGGCATATTGTATTATTGAAGTAAGTGATAAGGATAATAAAGAACATAAAATATTAGATTGGGACATTATCAATTGTGCTGAAACATTGCTTCAAGGTGGATTAAAATGCTGTGTATGTAAAAAAGGTAAATTATGTGGAAAACCTGCTATAAATCGAGTAAAAATTGATGGAGATAAAGAATTAGGGTTTTGTAAATTAAAGACATGTCAGAAAGAACTAAATGGAACTTATACTGGAAAACAAGTAAAAAAATACAAACAGAAAACAACTAAGGATTTATCTTTAGAAGATATTGGAATGGAAATGTATAACCAATTATATGAAAAAATTAATCTTATTAAGGTCGATGAGATAGTAATAGAAAATCAGCCTGTTTTAAAAAATCCAACTATGAAATCTGTTCAGATGATATTGTATAGTTTTTTTTTATTAATGAAAAAAATATCCAATGATTCAAATGATTATAATATTAATTTATTCAACGCACGTAAAAAATTAGCTATATACGATGGTCCTAAAGTGGATTTATCTCATATTAAAAATGCATACAATAAAAGAAAAAAACTATCAGTTATCTATACTAAATATTTTATAGAAAAATATAATTCATCCTGGAGTGATTTATTTAATGAAAACAGTAAAAAGGATGATTTAGCTGACTGTTATTTACAAGGTTTAACATTTTATTATAATAAATAAATAACGTTTGCGTAATTATTTAAAAATAGTTTTCTATAAAATATTAAATGAGCTTGAACTTAAAAACTGACAAAGGAAATAAATTTAAATCCAATAATGATATTGAAGAAGTACTAAGTGGTAACTTTTCATTAGGAAATAATAATAGTGACGATGTTGATATTAAAATCAATAAAATTAATACCACAAGTCCTCCTGATAGTAGTGTTAATCAAAAAATTCAGGATAAATTAGAATTATCTAGTAATAAAGATATTGACATTGGATTAGATTTATTAGTTAATAAAGAAAAAAAGGCTGATAAAAGTGCTAAGCAACCTTTACAAAATGCGTATGAATTAAATAGCGATCAATCCTCATCCGCTCAATTAAGTTCTGAATTATCCAGCAATGTATATGCTAAAAGAAGCGAACTAACATCAGATACACGATCTGAAACAGCTTCAAGAATTGAAGAAATGATTAATGATTTAAATATAGATAAAACATCTAGATTAAGTCAAGATGATATTGATAAACTAATTGATAATCAAGATACTCGTAAACGAACTCAGCCCAAATTAGCTACACCAGAAGACATTGTAAATGAACTAGAAGAAGATAGTCAAAATCTTGTATCGGATAATATAAGAAGAAAAGCTAACAATGGTTTTCCAGCTGATGTAGAATTTGCCAGTGGCACTACTACATCTACTCCTCAAACAGGAACAGATTATTCAAGTAGTCAAAATCCTAATATGGTGAGAAATCAAATGAATCAACATCAACAACAATGGATGCCTCCTCAACCACCTGTAAATAGAGAATTAGTTAGAAAAAAGAAACAGGAGATTTTGTTCAAATTAGAGAAAATGAGACGTCTTGGAGTTCAAGGTATTAAACATTTTAATATGTCATCTGATGTAAATGAAATGGAAGAAGAACTTAATAGAGTCGTCCACGAAAGAGAAGTAGAAGGTTCTGTTAAATTTCAAAGAAAATGCTTAATGGCATTTGTTACAGGTGCCGAATTACTAAATAATAAAATGGACTTCTTAGATTTTAAACTGGATGGATGGTCAGAACAAGTAAATGAAGGAATTAATGAATATAATGAAGTATTTGAAGAATTACATGAAAAATATAAGGAACGTGCTAAAATGGCTCCTGAAGTTAAATTATTATTTATGTTAGGAGGTTCAGCTTTCATGTATCACTTATCTAACTCTATGTTCAAAAATTCTATACCAGGTATGGAAGATATTATGAAACAAAATCCCGATTTAATGAAGCAATTTGCCAGTGCTGCTATAAATCAAATGAACAATGATGAAGAACGACAAGCAGCTACATTTATGTTTAATAATTCTCAAGCAGCAAGAGGACAACCTACTATGCAGAGAAACAGTATGCCTCCTCAACAACAAATGCCAAGACCTTCTCAGCAACAATATAATAGACCATCTCCAGGAATGCCTGGCGTAATTCCTCCACAAAGAATGCAATCCGCCTCATCCAGAGCTCCTCCACAATATACAAGAGGTCCAGAACCATCTTTATCTAGTAGTTCTATTGTAAATGAAGCCAGTTCAAATATTAGTAATTTATCCCAACCAGTTCAAAAGGTAAAGACTCCCTTTAATAGTTCATCAAAAATACAACCGCCAGTGGGAGTAGATGAAATTCTTAATGAACTCAAATCTAATACAGATTCGCAAAATGATAATTTATCCGAAGTATTAAGTCAAGGAAATAGTAGAAGTGTTAGCATTGGAAGATCAAAAAAAGGCAGACGAAGTAGAAAGAAATTTAATCTCACAGTAGGACAATAAATAGTTTATTAAATATTTAATAAATTAATTAGTTAATTTTACCAGCTTTTTTTAGTGTATCATAAGCTTTTTTAATTTCGTCTGGAGATACTTTACCATCTTTATTTGTATCTAATTCATAATACGATTCAGGAAGGATACAATATTTACTATCAGTATTAAATAGATTTAATACAATAATAACAAACGATGCTGTTATTATTAAAGAAGCTACTAAATCTCTTGTAGCTACAAATGCGACTGTAAATATTAATAATCTTCTCAATGCTGTTGATGACAAAAATTTCTTATGTCCTTCATGAAGATCCATTTCTATATATCGAGCACCTATATTTAATAAAATCATCATTATTGCATAGATATATTTATTATTATTAAAACTTTCAACAATACCCATTTGTATATAATACACAAAATTTTTTTAGACGCAATTATTTTATGCTTCAGAGGTATCTATAAAGTTTTCTAACTGATGAATGGCATCATGTAAATTTTTAAACGTATCATTTAAATTGCTTGGATTATATTTTTTACCGGAAAATCCTTCATTTTCATCTTCTTCCTCTTCATCTTCTTCATCTTCATCATAATCATCATCACTATCAAATTCTTCCTCTTCATCTTCTTCTTTTTTATCAGTAAAATGTTCTCTATTCATAATAGGCATAATATTCTTAATATCGTTTTCTTTCTTTGTAACAATAGATACTACCAATAATAAGCCTAAAATAATTGACACAGGAATATTACCTTCTTTAAATAAATAAAGAGATCCTCCAAGAAGAATAGTCATTGAAAAAGGATGTGCTAAAAAATCTACTAAAGGACCTGGTGCCTTTGTAAAAATATATACGCATACTAAGAATATAATGCCAATTAATATATTATCTTGATTTAAATATTCACCCCCTTTTAAGTTATTAATATTTTCTAAAATTGATTCGAAAAACTGTTTGTTGTTCATTTTTTTACTAACCATTTATATTATAATTATAAAATATAATTAATTTTATAATATAATTATTTAAAATGCTACTGGAGCATACATTTTGTTTGAGTTACCATTAAGATTATTGGCAGGAACAACATCGAAATTTTCGAATTCTTCCATTTTATCGTGGAAATCGGATTGCATGCCTTCCATTTCATCTGGCTCAACATCATATCCTTCGTCCATGAATTCCATTTCATCATCGTCCATATTTTCAGTTCCTCCTACTGGACCTTGTTCATTATCGAAGTTCTCATAATATTCAGTAGCCTTTTTTTCAGCAGATTCATTATCTTCATCGGCTGGAGGAGCAAGATCAGCACATACTTCTACCAATTTCTTTACTTTAATCATATCGAATAATGTTTTGAGTACTGCCTTACCATCATTAGTAGTTAAATCTTCATCATCTTCACCTTCGGTTTTTTTGATTACAAGTCCTTCTAATAGACCACCAGTAGCAAGTGCCTTTGTAAGATCTAATTCAGAGTCTTTCATAATTTTTTTATCATCAGCTAATTTAGCATCGGCTGCTACGAGAACCGCTTGAAGGGTTAATTCTTTTTTAGTTTCTTTAACTTTCTTATTATCATCTAATACTTTTTTAGCATCATCTGATTCAGCGGCATCGTGGGCTTCGATAGCCACAAGAAGTTTAGCACACATAATTTCAGCAACTTTCTTTTCATTATCACTATTTACATCGAAAAGTTCGTAGTAGTTCATGAATCTTTCTCTTTTAAGAAAGTTAATATATTCTTCAGTAGCTCTTTTATTGGCAATATGAAGGGTTACGACATAAGCTACGGCAATCATTAATGCAATTTGAACATTTCTAGATGCTACAAATCCAATTAAAAATATAAAAATAACTTTTCCTAACATTGTGTCAAAAAACTTAACAACACTGTCTGGGAGTCTAGGGGCGGCTAATCCGGCATATAATGCGAGGACAAGTGAAACAACTACAGATGTTGTCTTGTCATCAAGCATTGTGTTTACTTTTTCTGCGAGTCCTGTAACAAATTCCATTTATAATATAGATATATATATTTTTTTTAATTTATTTCTATGTTAGATTCAAAAATTAATTAGATTAATATAGTAATTTAAAATTAAATATTTTCTGTTTTTAATATAAGTTAAATGCCTTATTGTACTATTGAAGAAGCTTGGACTAATTCTTTAAATCCTGAATTAAAGGATGATAATTATAATGGTCAATCTAATTTAGGATATCAAAATATTAATCTGGAAGGTTCAGAAATATATGGAGGTGATGGAAAACCTATAAGATGTCCTGAAAAAACCCCTCAAAAAAAACCTAAAATATCTAATATGTCTAGAACATACAATAGATTAAATGAACATAATGGTCCTAAATCAAGATTACCTAAAGCGAATGGCAATAAAAGATACGTCATTAAAAATCAAAGATATGAATTAGACGACTCGGAAAATCATCCTAATTATGATAATAGCGATGTGCCTATTAATAGTTATAATAATAGTATGTATGAAAATCTTGATAATGAATATAGAAAAAATGTTTCTAAAATTGAAGATAGTTCTATGATGGAAGATTTTGTTGATAGAAAAAATCTTAATCAAAATGATGGAAATATTCTATCTGAATTAAGAAGTGAAAATATTGAACTTAAACGAATAATATCAGAATTAAGAAATAATAATATTCAAGATAAAGATAATTTTCTTGACGTATTTACTTATGTATTCACTGGAATTGTGATGATACTTTTATTAGAAAATTTAACAAAACTCTCAAGAAAATTCTAAATTATAATATTAAATTTATTTAGAATTTTCCAACATGGAAAAAAAATTCATCGCTTTATTACGAACATGCTGATGGCCATTATCAATATGAGGATAATTATTATAAGGATCTCGTGAAGGTTGATTAGAACTATAAGAAATTGTAGGTTTACTATATCCATAATTACTTATAGGTTGTTGATTAGAATTATAAGATATCTGTGGTTTGTGATATACGGATGATTGGTTATAATTATTAAAATCATTAGATGTCATATCGGGATTGCTACCATTAAGTAAATATTTGTTCTGTGAAGGAGCTATATATTCTAACTTAGCTTGTTTAGGATTTATATTTGATATCTGATATACAATATTACTATAATCTTTATAAGGATTTGTAGCAAATTCATGTTCTAATGGTTTAACGTCTGGGTTTTTAAGTGTTGAAGGAACATGATCCCAAGATATAAACACCATATTAGGATATGTATATAACACTATAAACCCATTCTTTTTTAAACGCTCATAGCAATATTCCGCACATTTTATTTGGTCATAGGCTGGTAAGCCTGGTATATACTTAGGAATAATATAAACTAAATGAGTTAAACTCTTATTACTATTGAGTTTGATTTTACTATGAATTTTAGACAATATTTTCCTATAAGTTTCAACTTTTTTAATCTCTTTTTCATCCCTTTTATAGTTTAAATTAAAAATATTAATCATGGGTATTCTTAATTATTTAAAATATTTTATTTTCCAATTAAAAACCTCAAGTTTTAAAAAGCTTTATATCCTATTAAAAATAACACAATATTAATTATAAATGATTACCAATTTAGTGTTGGCAGGAGCACAACTAAAAGGTGTATGCTACATAGGTGTATTAAAAGGTTTAGAGGAATTAGATATGATTAAGAATATTAAAAATATATTAGGTGTATCGTCTGGTTCTTTATTTGGACTTGCAATGTGTTTAGGTTTTAGTTCATATGCTTTAGAAAATATGATATTAAAGCTCGATATAGAAAATCTTAAAGAGTTCCAAACTGATAGTGTTTTTAAATTATTTTATAAGTATGGTATAGATTCAGGTAATAAAATAGAAAAACTAGTAAAGGTAATATTAAAAAAGAAAACTGGAAATGAAAATATTAATTTTAAAGAATTATATGAATTGTATCCTAATAAAAATTTTATAGTTGGAGGTAGTAACTTAACTAATGGTGAAATGGAATATTTTTCCCACGAGACTACACCTGAAATGCCAGTATATTTAGCAATAAGAATATCTACATCCTTTCCATTTATTTTTGAAAAAGTTGAATATAATAATTGTGTATATTTGGATGGTGGTTTAATTCAAAACTATCCAATTGAATATTTTAAGGATACTGAAAATACATTAGGTATATGCACAAGTTCTTCTAATTCAAAAAATAAAGACCTAAGTAGTTTTGATAAATACATGATACAAATAATATACGTATTATCCTCTCAAGGAGAAAAATACCTGGCAAAGAAATATATTGACCAAACAATCATAGTTGATCTAAACTATAGATATGATAGTATAGATTTTAGCAATGATATGAAATCTTATTTAATGAAGGAAGGCTACGATCAATTTATAGATAAAATAAAAGAAAAAAACATTAATATTAAAAATGGCGAAAATGAAGATGTAGTATCAAATATATCATTAGAAGAAGAAATGGATGAAATTGCGGAGGTTGTCAATGATCTTATGGAGATTGTATCGAATGATACAAAGAATATACCAAATATTGAAGAAATAGTAAATGAATACTAGTTATTATCTTAAATAATAATCTCAAATAATAATATATAATGGATAGTTTACAATCACAAATGGATACCGTATTATCTAACCCAGTTACGTATGGAGTATTAGCAATTTTTCTTGCTATGTATGGACCTAGACTTCATCCTAAATTACCATCCCCAGTAAAAGATTTATTTGGAACACCTTTATTTAGATTTGCCATAATTATGCTTATTATTTATATGTCAACCAAAGATCTTTCAATGTCTCTTATTATATCTATTGCTTTTCTCATTATTATGAGTATTGCTAATTCACAAGATATGGAAGAAGAATTTATGAATAGATACAGAGAAGGTTACTCTAATTTCGATGCTATTAAAGAATTTTATGATGATGATGAAACCGAATTCTTCCAAGAAGGTCCTGAATCATACGATAATAGAGGTCAAGATGAGGAGACTTTTGAAAAAGGACCAGAACCTTTTGACAATACAAATACGGAACCTTCATCCGATAATACAGAAAATTTTACTAATTATGCGGAGACTTTCGATGATGATGTTGAAAATTTCACGCCTTATGAAAAACATCTTAATAGAGTAGTTAACAAATATAAATTTAATTAAATTATTTAAAGAATATACATATAATTATACTATAATTAAATGGATAAAGATTTTTTTATCATAGATTCAGAAGAAGAAGCATTAATTAAAAATTGTATGAAGAATAGTTATCATATCCCTGGAATTATTGGACTAATAGGATTATCAAATGGAGGTATCGCGAAATCAGTAATATTCTCTACTGTAAAACTTAGACAATACAATAAAATCTTTTTATCTGTTGATCCATATGGTTCTATGCCACATTATAAAGAAGAGACTTTATTAGTAAATAATAATAAATTCAATTCTGACAGAAAAAATACTACATTAAGATGGTTTTATAATACATGTTTAAAACATAGTATCCATTCACTTTTTATACAATTAGACAATCGAGAATTTTTCAAACGATACAGTGATGGTGTTCCATACTATCACAAAGAAAAAAGGATAATTAATTCTTATTCATTTGTAATTCTTTCAGGGAATAATTGTGTAAATGATAGATTATTTGAATTTGAATTTTTTAGAACACGTATGCCAACAGATTCTATGATATTATTTACTAATATAAATTCGTATCCACATATGGAAAAATGCCATGATTATATATTATCTAATCTATTTGTAATAGAGAAAAAATTAGATAATTTCATATGTTATAAAAAAATTAATTAAAGATTTTATCTAAATATTCTTTATTATCATTAGCATCGTTATATCCTTCAATAAATAAACCCTTAATATCTAGTTTATTTTTATCAAAATAATTTAAATCACTATCACGGTTTCTCCACATATTAGGTGTTATCTTAATAATAGGTGTAAAATCAGACGGATATGGATTTTTTATTATTCCACCATCAAAAGATATGATATTATTATATCTTCTGACTAGCCCACCTGTGACAAATGGTATATGTGAACTTGTAATACAACAATCCAAAGCATCTTCAATATCCTTAAAATCATTATATATTATTGGATATATGCCATTATATTTGATTATAGATACTGGTATATATATATTTTTAAGATTGAAATCTGTAGTATCATAATCATTTAGGATATTATCTCTTATTTTAAGCTGAACATCGTATATAGATTTTATATTTCTAAAATTTATATCCAAAAGTGATTTAATAAATCTATCATCATCGCCTTTAAAACTCATAAATAAACTGTTCCATGCTCCTGCTGAAGCGCCAGCAAATACATATGAATTATCTAATTTATAATTTTCCTTTATGTATTTACATATACCAATCATATAAAACGCTTGAAGACCACCAGGGCTAATAGTTATTAGTTTTTTATTATCAATAAGAATCGATTGTTTAGCTTTCTGATTAAAACTATTACCAATCGTTTTAGAATTATATACACTTCTATATGTATTATGGGGAATTTGAAGACCATTTATAGGTCTAATTATATTACTAAAAGAGAACATCGCTATAATAGTATTTATTATTCTCATTTAAATACAATAATATTTATTTTTTATTAACATAATTTTAAAACCAATATCTTTACTTATATTAAATGTTTGTATCAGTGGAAGATAATAGATGCCAGATACTAGTATCGTCAATTATAGGATTTTTAGTTTATTTCATTTATAAGAATGAGTTACTTGCGGCGGCTTTTGTAATTATAATGAGTTATATACTAAGAGTTTGTAATTTTGATGGATGGATTAAGAGTATGATGGCTAATAAAGAAAATAATGTATAAAATAGATAATAAATTTTTTTATAATATTATATTATAAAATGGCTTCCAGTATTGAACAATTACCCATAGTAAATTCTGTAAAAGATTTATTAAACCCCGAAATTTTAGTAGAAAATACTTATCTTTTCGCGACATTATCAATTTTCCTTGCTATGTATGGTCCCAGATTACATATGAAATTACCACATAGTTTAAAAAGTCTTTTTGATAATCCCGTATTCAGAGGTTCAGTATTATTTTTAATTGCTTATATGGCACATAGAGATTTTGTAGGTGCTCTTGTCATCACAATTATCTTTCTTATCACTCTTAATTTACTCCATACTACCGAAGTATTAGAAAATGTAACCAATATTTTGAGTAATGAAGGATTTCAAGTAAATGGACCTCCTGTAGCTAACTGTAATTCTTATAAAAGTAGTGACCCTATGAAATTAGGAACAAAATTTTATCCTCTCCATGATGGACAAGATTCTCTAGATATCAGAGGTGGAAATGAAACCTTAAATGAATATTCCGCAGGTGATATCAGACTTGATAACTAAATTTTAAATAATATTAATATTAATATTTAAAATTTAAAAAAGACTTTTAAGCCATGATACAAAACCGTTTTCACTTCTATCGGCTCCTTCATATGTTTTTTTCTCACCATTTACTACAGCTATTATTGTAGGATATCCTTTTACTCCAAATTTTGCTGCTAGTTGAGCATTCGCTTCATTTTCTTCACAATTAATCATTTCTACTCTAACATTTTTACCTGAATGGGTAGATTCATTGTAATTTTTCATGAATTGCATATATCCTGGTTTGGCTTTTTTACAGTATCCACACCAATCTACGTAAAACATTCTTATTACTACATCATTATTAGAGAAACCTTCCATTTCCATTTCTTCTGAAAAATCACTATTTTCTTCGAAATATTCTACTTGACCTGATTTAATACAGTTATAGAGGTAGTATAATGATAATGCCAATACTAATACACATCCAACTAAGAGTGTAATAAGTTGTCCTTTGCTAAGGTTGTTAAGTTGTTCTTTGATAGCGTCTAACATATTATATAATTTAATATAACATAATATTTTAGATAATATTTATGAAAAAATATTTATAAAATGGTCAATAATTGAAGATTGTTCATAATTATATGTTCTATTTAGCTTGATTTCTTCTTGAATAAGATTTTCAATATTAACAATCGCGTTATCGTTATTTTGATTTTCGATAATAATAAATTGTTTATTATTTTTTTTGATAGGTTCCATTAGTGCTTTTCTAAATTCATCTAAGGATGATACGTGTTTACCATTAACAGTTTTGATTAAACTACCAGCAGAAAGGCTACTTGATAACGCAACTTCTGAATTAGAAAATATGTGTGTTATTAACAATTGTGGTTTAAAGATTTCACCATTATGAATAAGGTTTGTTAAATTTCTAAATTGTGGCATCATTAAATGATTTATAGTTAAATTCATAACAATTAATCCTGCAAAAACTTCATAATCAAGACTATCAATATACGAAAAGTTTTTCTTAATTGGATAAACCTCATTGTATGTTTTTAAATTGAATTGTTTTTCTTTAATATTACCCGTTGAATGTGAAAAATATGTTATCTTTACCTGTTGATTTGGAATACATCTTTTTACCAGTTGATCTAATGATATTTTACCAGTTTCCCATTCAACGCTAGTTTCTCCATAATTATCAATGTCATAGTAATTATCACCATTATGAAATGAACATATAAGATCACCCTTTTTAAGGACTTTTTTAAGAGGACTATTTTTTAAAACATCTTTAACAATAACACCTTCTTCGCAACCAATGGGAACATTATATAAATCTCTATAATTATCATTACCATTAACAAGTAATACTCCTAATACATTTTTATTTATGATTTTATTATTACTTGTCATCATTGATTCTAGATTCTGTTTCAATATATTGATAGGAATAATTAAACTACTATCTTCACTTTCAGCCAATACTGCGGAGGTAATACCAATAACTTTGTTATCAGAGCTAAGTAATGGTCCTCCTGAATTACCAGGATTGACAGGAGTATCAGTTTGTATATAATCGCCTCTTTTACCTGATAATGTTCCAGTAGTTATAATTGGATATTTAGGATTTCTAGGGTAACCAATAGTATATACAATGTCTCTTAGGCTAATGTTATCTGAATCTCCTAATTCAAGATAATGTTCATTTTGAATACCATTGACCTTGATAACAGCCAAATCGAAATCAGGATAAACTGATATTACTTCTCCACTAAAAACTTTTTGACCATATGTTGGAAGTTTAATCCATAACTCAACAGCATTTTCAACTACATGTGCTGCTGTTAGCGCGTGACCCTCATTATCAATGAAAAATCCTGCTCCAATTGACTGTGTTTGTTTATCAACACTATATGGTATTATATAATTAGGTGAAATTGAATTATTGACTATTTTTATTACCGAATTATAAACACGCTCTTGATCTAAATCTTTATATTTTCCCATTTATTAATATATAAATTGAAAATTATTTATTACATAAAGTTATTTTAAAATTTATTATAAAATGAATAGTAGATTGATTACCTTAACTAATAATGGCTATAAAGATATAACTGATAATATGTTATTCTCCTTACGGAAAATAGGTATTATAAATAAGATGACTGTATTTTGTTTAGATGAAAATGTTCATAGTTTTCTAAGTAATAAATATCCAGAATGTGAATTCGAAATCATAGATAATACAGGTTCTGAAGAGTTAATTGATTTTAGGAGAAAAGGGTGGAATCATATTGTATTTTATAAGATGAAAGCAATATATAATTCACTATTGAAGTATGAAAGAGTTTTATTTACGGATGGAGATATAGTTTTTTATAAAAATCCTTTAGAACATCTTGAAAATCAGCTAAAGGATAAAGATATATTATTACAAACAGATTTGATAGTATCAAATGAAAAATATAAGGAATATTTTAAAACTATAGGGGACTTTAAGACTGCTCAACAATTAGCGGATTTTATTCCTAATTGCGACTATCTAAGATCTGAAGCAAATACTGGTTTTATTTATATAAAAAATACTAAGCAAAATATTGATTTCTTCAATTTCAATAATATAGATATTGACACATTTGAATGTGACCAAATATATGTAAACAAAAATCTTACTAAGCTTAATTATGGACTATTACCAATATTTAATTATCCAACAGGATTATTTATTAAGTCATTGTATTTAACAATTGTCAAAGCGTTGCCTCCCGATCTAGGAGATTACCACTACATAATACATTTTAATTATACATTAGCCTCTTACAATAAAGTTAGCACTATCAAAATGATGAATTCTTGGTATGTGAATTAAAGTAAATAAAAAAGTATTTTATTTATTTTATAAGATTTATTATTTAACTTCCAATGATACTACGAATATCTTCAGGTAGTGGTTCAATTTGAGTGCTATAATAATTTTGAATACGCTCTAGTTTCTCGAACTCTGCTTCTGATACGAAGTTAATGGCAATTCCCTTACGCCCATATCTACCACTTCTACCAATACGATGAATATAAGTTTCAACATGTCGTGGAATATCATAATTAATTACTACTTGAACATGATGGACATCAATTCCTCTAGCAATTACATCAGTAGCAATTAAGATTCTACTTTCGCCAGTTCTGAAAGATTTCATTGTCTTATCCCTCTCTGTTTGAGTTAAGTTAGCATGAATGATTGATATCACAAAATTATTGGCTTCAAGTTGTTCCTTCAACACTTCTGCTTTCCGCTTTGAATTTACGAAAATAATTGTTTGGTTAATTTTAAGTCTGTCATAAAGATCAAACAGTGTAGCAACCTTCCAAGTTTCCTGTTCAATACCTAGGTAAAATTGAGAAATACCATCAAGAGTTACCATCTCATTTTTGATGAGAAGACTAACTGGATTTTTCATAAATTTCTCTGTAATTTCAATAGCATGAGGAGGCATTGTCGCACTGAAAATACATGTCTGAGTATTAGGAGGAACAAATTGAAAGATTTCATATACTTGGTCTTTAAATCCCTTGGAAAGCATCTCGTCTGCTTCATCCATAACAAAGGTTTTTAGTTTAGATGTCTTAAGCACATATCTTTTCATCATATCATATACTCGTCCAGGTGTTCCTACAATAAATTGAGCACCAGCATCAAGAGCTTTGAAATTATCTTCTACGCCGGTCCCACCCATAATGAGCGCACCTTTAATTCCCAAATACGCATTAAGCGATTCGAAATTAAAGAAGATCTGATTTGCTAGTTCTCTATTAGGACATAGCACAATAACTTGAGGTTGATTAATGCTTAAATCAACTCGAGCCATTGAACCAATTAGAAACGAGCCTGTTTTACCTGTTCCTGATTGGGCCTGAGCAATTACATCTCGTCCAGAAATTACTGGATTAATTGCCTTACCTTGAATTGGTGATGGATTTTCAAAACCATGAGAATAAATACCTCTTAGAAGAGACTCAGGAATATCAAGTTCATCAAAACTTTTAACCTCACTAAGATTTTCTACCTTAGCGGGAGGAGACTCAGTATCATTTACTACTGAATCATTATTTTCATTATTTTTAAGTGAAGTGTTTGTATTGTTACTAAAAGAAGCCATTTTGTATATATAATTATGTTGTTACCTTTAAGTAAATCAAAAATTAATCATCAAATTTTTTATTAATTAAGACTTTTTTAAAATTCCGAAAAATAAATTAATATGTTCTAAAAAAATATATGGATACTCTTCCTTCCATCATAAATAATCCCTCATCTACAGTCAATTTACCGCCTGTTCCCACTAATAGTATTCCTCCAATATCTACCAATTCATCAATATCAAATGTTACCTCATTACGTAATATACCTATTGAAAATGATTCATCTATTCGTAGAAACAATAGTGTTATGTCTCTTATTGGTGAAAAAGATAAAATGATATCAAGTCTTAGGAATACAAATATTAATCTGGCACAAATGGTATTTGATTTTAGTGATAAGTTATTAGAAACCAATGAAAAAATAAACCTTGAAATAACTAAATCAATTGACTCCGAAGATGAAGAATTAAAACGAATTAAATCTTCCAATATCAATTTAAAAAATGAACTAATCCTTGTTAAAGGTGAGCTAAAAGAACTTAATGGGAGTTATAATCATCTAAATAGTGTTTTTATATCTAATATATGTAAAAAAGATAATAGAAATTTAATATCCCCTACAAAATTTAATAAAATAAAGCAAGACTATGATAATTTAAAAGAAAAACTAACTTGCAGAATATGCTTTGATAATAAGATTAATACTATAATAGAACCATGTAATCATACGGTTATGTGTATAGATTGTATTAATAGTATGAGAGCACATACTGAAAATATTATTAAATGTCCGATGTGTAATCGAAACATATCAGGTTTTAGAAGAATATATCTACCTATTTAAACAACTTTATGACTTGAAGTACAATTATCCCATTTACATTTACACTTATAGTCAGGCTTTCTCTTCTTTCTGGGTATTATTTCTTTAATTTTACTAACAGATTTCTTTAAATTATCTAATAATGATAATCCCTTACTATTATTAGATTTAACTTCTGTGGTTTTCGCTTTATTATTATCATTATCTAAAAATATGTATTGTTCATCACTATCTTCTTTATTGAAAGCTGAATATGTGAATTTTTGATCATCGTCTTTAATATTTTTATCATTTATATTAAATAATCTAGCATAAGAATTCATATTTTTATCCTCTAATTTATGATTATAGTAAATACTATCTTCAATTAGCGCTTTATTTGGTATATTTTCTACACTTGGTTGAAAATTCTCTATTACTTTAGTATTTTTTCTTTTTTTAGTTTTTCGCTTAATCTTCGAAGTAAAACCTTCATTAGTTTCACTATCTACAGTTTGATTTGGGATATTGACAGTGATATTTTGTTTATCTTTTAGAAATGGGTTTCTCATTCTTACAATAGGTCTTGGTAAATTGACAATCAAATCATTTAATTTATAATTTACTGTAGTGGATATCATTAATCCTAAGATATATCCCATTACGATTGTTAGTAAAATTAATATTAGTAAATCCTTAGTTGACATAGTTATATATATAATACAAAAAAAGTTTTAAAAAAATGTTAATAGAAATAGATGGAATATAAATATATGATATAATTATAAATGAGTAATGACCCTTGTGCTAATGGTAAATTTCAATCTCCTATAGATATTAAATCCAATGGTGTTATTAAATGTGGGGCTCTTTGTGACCTTACATTTTATTATAGAACCTCTAAAGCAAATATGGTAAATATTGGTAAAGATATTATATTAGATTATGATACTGGTTCCTATGTAATGTATAATAATGAAGTATATGAATTAGATAAAATATCTTTTTATGTTCCAGCAGGGCATAAATTAGATGGATTTACATATCCATTAGAAATAAATTTTAATCATCGTTCCCCTGATACTGGTAAAATTTTAATAGTATCTGTTTTGGCTGAAATAAATGATGCCACTTCTAGATCAAAAATATTTTTAGATATGATTGCTGGTAATCTTCCAAGTTCAAAAGGACAACAAACACATGTAAATACGCCTGAAGAATGGAATTGTTATAATATGGTTCCAGATGCCAAATCTTTTTTCGCATATAAAGGTTCCCTACCAAGATCTCCTTGTATTGAAGACGTTCAGTGGGTAGTATTTGAAAATACAATTAATTGTTCTACCAAATTTTATGACGCTATTAAACCTATTTTACAAAATAATCCTAGACAAATGCAGAAAGCAAATGGTAGAAAGATATTTTATAATGTTAATTCAAATGACAAAAATAAACGTAATTATGGTGATAGATTACGATGCTATACTGACCAAGAATTTAGAAAAGCCTGTTCATGTCTATCTGGCCAAAAAGATATAGTTGAATCAAAAAACAAACAAGCGCTTCTTCTAATTATTGTTGTAATATTAGTCACTCTATTTGTTCTATTAATATTATACCTTATTCAAGAAAATTTTATAGGAAAATCATTATCTAATATATTTAAAACCCCGCTATTTTTACCACAAAAAGCTTAATAATAAAAATCTTAATAAATATAAAATGACAAGTAAATTTTATAGTTATTCTTATAAAAATACTAATAATAATTCGGAAGAAGAAGAAATTATATTAGAAGACGGTAAAGGTAAAATAACCAAAAAAAAAGCTGGTAAAATCATATTACATAAAAATATTACTATGGAAGATATAGAACAATATATGAATGATAAGGGTCTTAATATTACTATATCCCCTGACGTGTTAAATAAAGCAGTCGCAATATTAAATACTATGATGAATTCAGAACAAGGTCTTAAAAATTTGAAAAGCTTACAAAAGTTAAATTTATTAGATATTGAAGAGGAAGAACCATTGTCTAAAGAACAAAAAGATGAATGTAAAAGAATTCTTAAAATATTTGGGATTAAGAAAAATAATCCTACTAAGGAAGAATTTATGGAGATATACAAAAAATTATATACTAATTATCGTAAGAAATGTTCTGGTCTTGAGGACGATGAGTTGCGTCGCTGTGAGGATAGACTTACTAAATTAACGGATAACTTTAATTCTTATAGAAATGACTATGATTGTTAATCTCATGAATATTATCCTAAAACACAGTTAATAATATATCCAATTAACTGTATAAATAACATAACCATAATTAAGTATAAAAAATATCTAACAAATATGGTATTATCTGGAATAAATTTTGATATTCGGTCTTGAGTATTCATTTATAAAATTAGAATAAAATAGTTTTATATGTTTATTTACTAAAAAATAAATATTTAATACATTAAGAATGGAAGGTATAGAAATTAACGATGAAAATACTACTAATATTGAATCCGAACTAATGAAACAACAAGACGAAACGTCCGTAGTTTCTAGCGAAAATACAAGCGATATATCCGTAAACGACAGTGTAGAAAATGTACTCGAAAATGTCAAAGAAGATGATTTTGATGAATTTAAAGAAAATGCTATTAGTTACTTTACACTTGACGATGAAATTAGTACTCTAAATAAAAAACTTAGAGAATTAAGAAAGCAAAAGAATGATTGTACTAAAAATTTAATAGAATTTATGGGTGATAATAAAATCAAAGATATCAACACTGACTCGGGAAAGCTCAAATATGTTGTTACAACTAAAAAAGAACGTGTTAATAATAAATACATCAAAAAGAAACTATTGTCTTATTTCAATTCAGATGATAAAGCATTAGAGTGTTTCAAACATATTGATAATAGGGAGAAGGTTGAAGTTCCTAAACTAAAAAGAGTAAAAAGTTAGTTAGTTAATGATTTTAATTTAGACTCTAAATCCTTTATGCGTTGTTCCTGATCCTTGATTACAGTTATATATCTTTCTTCTTTAGGTATAATTCTAAAGAATACAGTTTCAAATATAGGCTCTTCGTCACCTTGATTCTCATAATGATATCTTTGAACACTCCAGGTAAATGTTCCATTAGATAGACTTACATATTTACTGTGGATTTTTTTAAGGAGACCGCCTAATCTAAATACTTGTTTTTTATCTTTATCTAGAGTTACGTATCTAACATGAGTGCTTATAGCTACATCTTCAATCTCATCGACTCGTTCGTAATTTTTTAGTTTTTCTTGCATAGACTTTTTATTTTGTAACGTATCTGTATAGGTTGTTTTAGGTCTATTGAAGTTACTATTTACAAGTCTTCTTAAATGTTGTTCATTATTAGCAGACATTATTTATATATAAAGAATATATAATTTATATTTAAATGAATAAAACATTACAGTTTATTAATGATAATTATTTAGACGATATAAAAGGTCATAGTTATCTTAACAAGAGTAAATTTTCCCATCTTAGAAAAGGACAACTTATTAAAGCAATAGATAGAAGTAACTTGAAAATGGTGATTAATGGAACTATAAATACTTTTCCAAAAGAAACTTATGATTTTATAAGAGTGTACAATCTTATCACTAGGAAATATGCTATTATTTATCCAGAATCATACTATATATTTGTAAAAAATAAAGAGACTAAAAAGGATAAATTTAAAAAATCTGTCATGGACTTTATAAATAAAGTAGAAAAAAATAAGCTTAAAAACTAAATTAAATATATTAATATATCATAAATGGGATTTGGTTATTTACTACTTGCAGTTAAAAGTGAACAGGACAATTATTTAATTGGTAATCCTCAATTTACCTTTTTTAAAGCTGTTTATAAAAAACACACAAATTTTGCTATTGATTATCAATTCTTACCTTTTACTGGAGAAACCTCTGAATCATGGGGTAAAAAATTATATATTGATATTCCAAAAAATGGCGATCTTTTACATAGAATGTATTTAAATTTCGACCTTGAATTTAATGGTGTAACTACACCTCCAACAACAGCGTTACAAGAACAAAAGAAATTAGCACCACTTATTTATAATTTAATTGACTACATTGACTTATATATAGGTGGTCAATTAATTGATAGACATTATAGTTCATGGTTAACCATATGGAATGAACTTATCGAAAAAGATTCAGTAGCACTTGCCAGTATGACTGGAATAAGAAATCAAATGATTACTAATACTACTGCTACAAAAGCCACAAAAACATATTCCGTTCCATTAAGATTTTGGTTTAATAACAACATAGGATTAGCATTACCACTTATAGCTCTTCAATATAACGAGGTAAAACTTGAAGTAAGAATTAAAGATAAATCATGCTTTGATTCCTATGCATTAGGAAAAGATACAGACGGAAATTCATTTCCTGGAACTGGGTCTACTCCAGATTCTGCTGCTGGTGTAGTTATTAATAGAATAATTTTAATTAATGAACTTATCCACTTAGATAAAGAAGAAAGACGCTTATTTTCAACCAATAATCATGAATATTTAATCACACAAGTTCAGAGTAGTCTTAATAATTCTATTACTAACTATCCAGCACTTTATAATACATCAACATCAGGTAATTTCAATCAACTTCAACACAAAATTGATATGAGATTTAGCTATCCTATCAAGGAAATTTTTTGGACTATACAAGATATAAAGGGTGGATATAAAACTGATATTAAAACAGTTACTGCTGTTGACACCACAAATAACATATTTACTTTAGATGATGTATCTGGCTTAGCTGTTGGTAATACTTTAATATATGAACAAGGTAGTGGTTCTGCTTTAAGTTTTACAATAGTAAATGGAACTGCTCTGATTATTGACGCCATAGGGACTGCTGGGGGGTTATCAGCAAATCAGATTAAACTTGAAGATACATCAAATATTGCAATAACATTTAATTGGGCAAATAACGCTAATACATTAGTAGGACAAAGATTTGATAAAAATAATGAACTAGGTTGTTTAGAAAATAAAGGTATATACGAATATAATTACTGGAGTAACTTTAACCCTGGCTCTGATCAATTAGGTCAAGCTAATTTTGTTATTAATGGTAAAGATCTTATGGATATGCTTCCTGCTAATTTTTATAGAAATGTTCAACAATTTCAATATCATAATAGTGCCGGACTACAACATATCGATAATAGTTCTGGTAATATAGTTACAAACAGCATTGTAACAGCAGGCACTAATGATAAGTATTTTAAACAGGGTTCAGGTATATATTCTTATTCGTTTGCTCTCAATCCTGAAGATTATCAACCATCCGGAAGTCTTAACTTTTCAAAACTTGAATCTGCCGTTCTTAAATTGACTATTGAAGAAAATAGTTTAAGACCCGCAGGTAAATCAAATGGTCAAGATACTGTAAAAACAGTCAACATGTATGGAATTAACTACAATGTTTTAAGAATAATGAGTGGAATGGCTGGATTAGCATTTATCAATTAGTTTTTATTATAAATTTAAAATGTATATTTATAATAAAAAATGGCTAACACAAAGATATTACTAGGTGCAATTGGTGAAGAAGATGGTTACCTTACACAAGACGCTAAGAATACCCTTTTTAAAACCTCATATAAAACCCATTCTCAATTCAGTTCAAACTGGAATGTTATATCTAATAACAATGGAGGACAATCTAGCAAATTTACAGCTGGTAGTTCTCATTATTTTAGATTACCATTTGAAGGAGATTTAATTATGAATACATACTTGAGGTTTGTTATACTAGCGGAAAACATACCAGGAACACCTCCAATAACCGCATTAGACAAAACAAAAAATTATGATTTCTTAGCATTGTGTCTTCTTGACAAAATCGAATTATTGTATAAATCAAAGACACTATCGTCATTCGATAAAAATTACCTTGCTAACTATTTTAAACTTAATCTCACTACAGAAAAATTTTTGAATTATAGAAAAATGAGTTCAATTACTACTGATAATAATAACTCAACATACGATAAGTTTTTAGATCTGAATGTATATTATATTGATATTCCACTTCCATTTTGGTTTACAAAATCGGAAGGTCAAGCTTTACCTGTTTGGTCACTTACAGATAATGACCTTGGTATTAATATAAAATTAGCCGATAGTTTTAATTATACACATAATAGTTCAGGAGACAGTGTGGACTTAGCAGGTAAAATACTTGATGTCCAAATTCTCGTTAATTATGGATATTTAGCAAATGAGGAAAAAAATAAATTCAAAAATCTGTCAATTGAGTATGTTATCGACCAAGTTGAAATAGCACATAAATCCGATGTTACTGATTCATTTAGAAAAAAAATTCAACTTCCTAAGAAACATTACCTGACTCATTTAATATGGAATCTAACAACTAACACATCCGATAATGGAAGAGTTGATTCAAATGATGACTCTACTCAATATGTATTCGATTCAATTGAAGGTATAGAGTCTTCGAGTATAAATTTTAATGGTAATACACTTATATCTGATGCTGGTAGTAATTTTACAACTAAAATCACAAGATACAATCACTTTAAATTTCCAGAAAATCAAATGATTGATAGAGAAGTTGTATCTGAAAGACCTATGGGTAGTGGCGGCGCCGGCGCATCAGAAAAATTAGATCTTAACATCCATACATATTCATTTGCTCTGAAGCCTAATGATGTTCAAGTTTCTGGATTTGTAACGACTGATAAATTTAATCAAGTAATTTTGGATGTATCTGGAACCGCGTCATCAACCGGTGATGTAATAAGTGTATATCAAGTTCATAAGAATATTATCCGATTTCAGAATGGAGATTTGAATTTATTATTTAATTAAGAAATAATCGTTAAATTTTACATACCAACAATATAGATTCGAACTTTCTTCAGCAATTTCAGATATTTTTTTTAGCATAACTTTAATGAACCTTTTATTTTTATCCAATTTTCGGAGATAATACTTATTAATATATAGAAATCTATTAAGTTCTTCATAAATTTCTATCTTATCTTTTCGATTATAGCAATCATTAATTCTATAAATATAATCCTGGATCGCCTCTGAAATATAATCCTTTTTTAATGATCCAATTTTTTGTCGCGTTACTAAACGGTTACCAATGAATTTAAGATAGCCATCTACTAAATCTCCACGCATCAATGGACCTCTACAATATGGACATTGTTTATTAATATCTAGCCATTCATTAATACATGTATAGCAAAAAGTATGCCTACATGGGGTTATTAATTCGGTTTCACAATCATGACAAATTGAGCACATTGTGTTTATTAGTATTACATAATTATTTGTATTAAAAATCAAATTTAATTCAAATAATTTAAATTTATTTATTTTTTAAGAAAAAACTATTTTCGTTGTTATATTGGGAAAAAAAATGTTGCTATATTATATAAAAATATGGGAGGCGGATTAATGCAACTAGTCGCTTATGGCGCACAAGATATTTACCTTACAGGTAACCCACAAATTACTTTTTTTAAAGTAGTATACAGAAGACACACTAACTTTGCTGTCGAATCTATTGAACAAACTTTCAATGGTGCCGCTGAAACTGGCAAAAAATTTTCATGCACTATCTCAAGAAATGGTGATTTACTTAGTAGAGTATACCTCGAATGTGATTTAAAACTAGCAACTACAGGTCTTACTGGTGTTTCTTCACTAAACGGTTTTGATTTAATTGATTATGTAGAAGTTGAAATTGGAGGTCAATGTATTGATAAACACTATGGTGATTGGATGAAAATCTGGAAAGATCTTACACATAACTCTGATAAAAGAATTATGCTTGGTGAGATGATACCTGAAAACACTGCAACAAAGGTAAAAAATTATGTTCCTTTACAATTTTGGTTCTGTAATAACCCAGGACTTGCTCTTCCTTTAATTGCTCTTCAATACCACGAAGTTAAACTTAATGTCCAATTTGCTTCACAAAACACCAGAACTAATAATATCGATGCTTGCTGTGTATTCTGTGACTACATTTTCCTTGATACTGATGAAAGAAGAAGATTTGCTCAAGTATCGCACGAATACCTCATTGAACAAGTTCAATTTTCAAATCAAATGAAACTTGGACAAAACGGAGGTCAAGTTGAACTCAGATTTAACCACCCTGTTAAAGAAATCGTTTGGACTGGCGCTATAATATCAACTGGCACAGTTGACTGGACTGACTGTCTTCTTCAACTTAATGGGCATGACCGTTTCAGAAAAAGAGCTGGTTCATATTTTTCAACTGTTCAAAGATACGAACATCATTCCGGTTCTGGAGGCTCCGAAAGTGCTCACATGTATTCCTTTGCTCTTAAACCTGAAGAACATCAACCATCTGGAACATGTAACTTCTCCAGAATTGATAACGCTGTTCTCAGTGTAAACTCAACTGCTGCTCTTACAAGTGGAAAAGAAACTATTAAAGTTTATGCTATTAACTACAACGTTCTCAGAATCATGAGTGGTATGGGCGGTCTTGCTTACTCCAATTAGATTCTTTATTTTAATTGTTATTTTTTAAATAATTTATTTTTTAAGAAAAAACTATTTTCGTTGTTATATTGGGAAAAAAAATGTTGCTATATTATATAAAAATATGGGAGGCGGA